GTGTACGTGAGCTTCAGCACCACCAACAAAGTTATAGAATTCACGGAATCCTGTTCTTGTTGTGATATCTGAAAATCTCTCACCATATTCTCCACGGGCAGAACCTTTACGGAAAACTTTAGTACCATTAGCTAAGTACTTGTTATCTAAATATTTGAAGTTGTCATTGTTTACTAACTGTACAGTATAGATATATCCATCTCCTAAAGGAAGGATATCTTCTGCAGTTATGTACATCTCAACACCATTGTATTTGTCATAAGTGATGATATCACCATGTCCAAATTCTCTGCGGTTAAGTTTGATACGGAAGGTTGTTCCTTCAATACCTTTAAAGTTGTTGTCTGGTTCAATATCCTCAATGATGTAAGGTAGATCTACAGACACAGGAGTCTGCCATCTATACTCACCACGAGCATTATCAACCATAATTACATTTTTACCACCAAAGCTAGACATTTGGTAAAGAGGCATTTCCACCTTCTGAGCCATAGCCCATAGGTCTACTGGACCTAAGTCCATTGGTTCTGCATCCTTCAACATGTTAACCAAGTGGTAAGAGTCTACATGTGACGTAGCTTGGTACGCGGTATCCCGTAGAAATATACCATTGTTTAAAACTGGAGTTGCCATTGTTTATTTGTTTTTATTTGTTACTATTTAATTAAAATCTCTTGAACAAGTTGTTTGGTCTTGAGATTGTTCTTTGCTGTGTTTGTTTTGCAGAAGGTTTTCTTCTTTGATCTTCTTCATCATTAGGAGAAGATGATGTAAGTTTTCTAGACTCTTCTGTCTTTAATTGTCTTACAGTTTTTTCAACTGCTTGTCTGCTTCCTTGCTCTTTTACTTTAGCCTTGTATCCATTTGGATCTGCAAGTAACCAAAGTGCTTCAGCAATTAAGTCATGTCTTGGTTCTACAAACTGATACTTCTCTAATAAGTGTCCAAGTAAGTTTGTTTGTTTACCAGATATAGAAGAATAGCTTGGTTGAACCAGTCCAGAGTAAAGTAAACTTTGAACTTTTCTATCAAGTTTAACTCCTCCAATCTCTCCTTTTGCAAGTGTGCTGTATACGTTTTCAGTATATGCTTTTGCTGCTTGTTCTTGTTGAGCTTTCTTTTGTTCTTGTTCAGCTAATTGTCTTGCAACAATTTCTTCTTGCATTCTATCTAACTTAGGTTTGAACTGATTTGCTTTTTGTTCTAGTTTATCTAAGTCAGCCCAGTCTTGGATTTCTGCTTCTATTTCTTCTGCAGTTCCAAAGTTAGTTGCATATAAATACTGTCTTGCAATTTCAGCTTGATCTGCTTCATTATTTGGATCTAATTCAAACATTTCTTCTACTTGAGCAAGTGTTCTAAATAGACCTTTAAGATCTTGTCCACCATCAGCTACATATTTAGCTGCAATTTGAAGTTCTTCTGGAAGAGATTGAAAGAATTCTTTTGGTGTATTCTCTCTTACTTTTGCTTCTCTCTCATTAAAGTTAGCTTCAAATAACTCTCTGAAATCTTTAGTAGTATATTCTTCTAAAGGTTTATCATCATCAAAGGGCATTAACTCACCATCTTCAATCATTTTTTGAGCTAACTCATAAAGACCAGACTTATCAACTTTTGGTCTTCCTTTGTTACCGGCTTCTTCTTCCTGAGTAATTAGTCCATCAAGCTCTGCAATAGTTTCTTCAACTTCTGCTTTCTTTTCTGCAGCTTCCTGTTTTTCTTCAGGAGTTGCAGATGTGTTGTCAAGGAACGTGGTGTCTACATTCTCTTTAGAGAACATGGACTTTGGTTTATCTTCTTCTTTACCATCTGATGGAAGCATTACACTTTCCGCACCTGGTATTCCAAAGATCTCATCAATATTTACATCTACCTGTTCTACCGTTGTAGAATCTTTTACCTCATCATTGAGGTTTTGTGCATCATTAGTCATTGTTGTTGGTTTTATGTTATACTTTAATATACAAAATAAACTTGAAAAATTTAAAAGACTATGAATAAAAATTTAGCATTATATGGCTAAAGGTTATTTCTTTTCTTTAGAATTTTTCTGATCAAATCTATTTTTATTAGTTTGTGCAACTTGTAATTGCTTGTCAGCTATCTCTCTTTGTACTTGTAGCTTCTCTCTTTCTATGTTATTTTTATCTCTATCTAACATAACTCTGTTATTCTCTTTCTGACTTTGTAGGTTAACCTGAGACTGGAATTCATCAGATTTTCTTATTTCAGACATTTGGTCTGCAAAGTCTGATTGTTGGTTCTGATTGATATCAGCCATAGCACCATACCCAGCTGCTCTAATTTCAGCAACAAGAATATCTCTTTGTCTATCTTTCTCTTTCTCAGCAGCAACAGCATCAAGTTTCATCTTCTCAATCTCTTGTTGTTTTTGAAGTTGTTCTTGTTGCATTTGTTGTTGACTTTGTAATTCTGCTTCTTTAGCTTGTTGTTGTTTAGCTTCAGAATCTTTAAGAACAGTATTGAGCTGTGCAATAGAATCAGATTGTACAATTTTACCAAGGTCATATATAGAAGCCCCGGTAGTATTATTCTGCATTGCCATTTGTTTTAGTTGTTCTAATACAGCTCTATGATTTGCATTAGTGCTAACAAATATGTTAAGATCTCTCATTAACAACTCAGTTCCATTTATTTGGAAATTAACTTTTTCATCTGCAGATGTGATATAAGTTAATCTACTTGATGGTTTTGTTGAGTGATAATATTGAGCTAAATCTGTACGCATCTGATGTACTCTTGGCATTAAGTAATCACAATGATTAATAAAGTAGACTTCTGTTTGAGCATAGGAAGAGGCAACAGCTTGTTCTACCCCGGTAGCAGTTTGTTGAGATAACTGTTGTCCCATCCTTTGTGGATTGACACCAATAACTTCATAAGCTTGTTGCTTGAAATGATTTGCTAACTGTATTCTTGTCATTAATCTTTCTGTTTGTGAAAGATCCAGTTTTTGAAAGTGTTGGAAGTTTAATGCATTCTCTGTATTTGTAATAGATGTATCTAAAGGAAGCATCTGGAAATTCTTCATAGCTACATATGCTTTAGCTAAATTTCCTTTACCCCAATCTTCTCCTAGTGAATGTCTTGGTAAGGTATTCTGGTCAAGCATAATAATAGTACCTAGTTCATCCACTAAAATATCTGCTATCTGATTATTAACAATGTTATATCCAATCTGGTATGGTTTCATTAAGTCAATAAGTGCAGTGGACTTAGTATTTCTATCTGAGAATACAGCACCTTCCACAGGAAGCTTACATCCATAAAGTGTATTATCACCTTTAAACTGAAACTTAACAGGTCCTATCTTATTCCTATTAACACCAAGGTAGATAGGAGCAAATCCTCCAGGATTGTTCATACCCCAGAATGAAGGAATATTAGGTCCAATCTTTACACCACCCCATACTTCATTGATCCATATCCAATCTATGTGTTCTCCAAATACAAGATTATCTTTACTCTTGTTTTTAATTAACCTAGTATCATAAATTGGTTTGTCAGTTACTTTATAGTCTTCAGTTACAATATCATTAAATACTTCCCCGGATTCAGAGATCTTAGTCAAGTGTCCAACTTTTCTTTGAGACTTCCAGTATACAGTTGATACTCTTAGTAAATATGCTGTACCTTGGTCATAGTAATCTTCTCCTTCAGAAAGTATCTGTGTAATAACATCTCCTCCTTCAAGTACATTACCTGTCATAGCAGTTGTGTACTGTCTATACCCTAATGAAGGCATATTAGTGTTCCATTCATGTGTTTTTGTTCCATCATAGAATGAACCATCATTTTGCATACCACCAATATTATATCCAGCAGATCTGATAGGATAAACAGCCTCAAGTGCTGCTAATTGCTCTTCAGACATAATGTAACCATATCTGTCAATAACATCAGATGGGGTCATCATATCTGTTTTTCCTACCCAGTTACCTTGTGATATATATCTAGCATCTGGAGACTTATGATAAAATGTAATAGCAGGATTCCAAAGTTCTACTTCATAATCATCTTCCATCATGCGGAAATGCCAGAACTCTCTATCTGTAATTAACATGTCTCTAAAACCTCTTTCTTCAAGTTCATCCATGTTAAATCTTTCCACATCTACTTTATGCTGATGTGTAGCCCATTCTTCAACCATAGATTTATAATCTTTGCGGAAGAACATTTCAATTTCTGGAAGAGACTTTAGTTTTTCTGGAGACATTTCTTGTTGAAACTCTTCAGACTCAGGATCCATACCTTGTTCTATAAGAGCTGCTTGTATTTTCATTTGAGCATCTGATAGTAATGTTTCTTCTACCATCTTTCTTTTCTGCTCAAGCATTTCATTGTAAGAAAGCTCATCCATTGCCCGGTATGTTACTTTACTGGATCTTTTAGCAAATTCAGCTACTAGAACATTAATAACATTTGGAATAATTGGGTAGAACTTTAACTCAAGTGCAGATGCATCTTCTTTAGTTAGAATCTCTACAATATCTCTATAGTCATTGTCCTCTTCAATTATATAATCAGACTTATCAATAATACCTTTTGCTAGTTTATAATTCTTCATTAATCTTCTAGCATTTCTACGGATTTGTTTTAGACCTTGCCACTCATGCCAGTCCAAATTCCAAGCTGCCCATTCTTCATCTTTTTCCTTTTTAGGTAAAAACTGTAATGGTTGGGTTATAGTACCCATTCTATTACTTTGGGTCTTTGCTCCAGCTTTGGCTTGTAATGCGTTTATTATTTGCATAATAGTTTACTTTATATTTTTAAATGGGGATCTTTTAAAACTCTGCCCATTAGATAATTGTCCAGATCCCATATGGCGGAATGGACTCTTATTTAATTTAAACAAATTTTCTGACTTTTGCAAGTTTTTAGCTACATCATCCATGATTGTTATTTTTGGATAACCTTTATTTGATTCTTGAATTCTCATGAATGCAACCAGAGCAGCAAAAGAAACTAGTCTATCTACATTGACTCCATCTGCATATTCTCTCATTTCTTTAATTAACATGGGATCAGGAAGTCTTTCTATACCATATTTTGTTCTTACTATTGTTCCATCTGGTTTTGTTTCCACATCTATTTCTTCCTTACAATATTCTATGGCATAACTAAGAAGATGGGCCTTGAAAAGAGTACCTGTATTTTTCCAACCATACTCCTGAAATACATTGGCATTAGAACCAAGGTCTTTTAGAAACATGATCTGACCTTTAGGTACTAGGTATTTTTGTTTTTTTCTGGATATCATATATTGAATAAACAATGAAATATTATTTTCTATCAGTGTCCATGCATTATACCATTCAATAATTAGTTCTAGTCTTTGATGAGTTTTATTAATATCATCAAATCTGCCGCACCATGCAGCTACAATCTTGCCTTGTTCTATATAAGTTTCTGTTTCAACACCAGTAACTTTGGTTACTTGAATTGGAGCTTTCATTACATATATAGAACATAGTGATTCTGAAGTAGTTGTTTTTCCTTCAGACACAGGGTCAATAGAAGCATAATATGTTTTAGCAAACTCCGCATCTTTAATAGGTCTTTCCCACACAACTAATACTCCTGTTTTATCTTCAGTTTTTTTAGATATAGGGAACTCAGATATGGGTCTCTTATTTGTAGGCATAACAATTGGTTTGCCATTCTCATCTGTACTTATATCTAAGAACTCATAACCATATGTCTTTTCCTCTATTCTTCTTTCTTGTGCTGCAAGTAGATGTGTTGGGAATACAGATACAGTTCTGTGATCAAATGCTTCTTTTATATTTCTTGGATGCTGAGATATCCTAAGCTGATAGTCTTCAGGACTTAATTCTTTTTTCCATTTCTCAAACTGTTCATCCAAAGCTTTTAATGCAGCTTCTACAAGTGAATTACCATACTCATCTATGTGTGGTGGCATAGACCATTGCTCAGGAATAAATAAACCTGACATACCTGTGGTACCTTTATCATCTATTAAGTCAGTTTCTACTGCATAAATATCTTTTGATAATGGATTAAGGATCATATCTCTTAATGGATTACATTGAGATAAATCACCCACAGAGCCTGCAGCTATAAACATCCCGGTAGTTATAAGTCCAGATCTCATGGCCGGCCGCATGTACTCATATGTCTGATCCATCTTTGGAGCAATCCCAGCCTCCTCATGAAAGAAGTACTTAACAGGACCCCCTACACCATTTGTTGGATCTTTTTCAAATGACATACCTTGTATAGTTCCTTTAAGACCTACTTCTGTTTTTCTATCTCCTTTTCTTACTTCAATCTTTTGTTGCCACATCATTACTTTGTCCGGTGACATTGGACGGTACCATGCAGTATGTTCATTTAAGAATGCAGCATATTCTTGTAAGAATTTCCAAGATCCTTTCTCATTAATGTAGTCTTTAAGACTGGCTCCCATTTTTAGAGTAACCCCGGCCTCAAACCATTGTTGGTTTATAAACTTACCCATGTGATAGTAAGAAGAAGCAATCTGACGTTTCTTTAGGATTGCAGCATGTTTATAGTTAAGTTCTGCAAGAAGCTCATAGAGTGCCATATGATATTGAGCATCCCGGATCTTTGCAAAACCAAACTGTTGTATCTCTTTGTCAAAGATTGGTAAAAAATTTAACCACATGTAATATTCTCTTGCAAGAAACCATGTGTTATAACCATCCTTAACTATCACACCTTTCCGGCATTTAGTTTTTTGATCATCCCAGTAGCTTATAAAGTCTTTGGATTTAAATGGAGCTGTAGTGTATACTCCATCTTTTTTAAATTTGATTGACTCAGATATGAAAACTTTATTGGTAGTTTCATTGAAGTTGTACTTACCTGGTTCTTTAAATAATCCAAAGATAAAGTTACTGAACTCCTCTCTGGAGTCAAAACTTGTTGTTGTCCAGTTTCCATTGTCATAGGTTGGTATGTCTTGGTAAATTTCACTCATTACATGTCATATGCTAATCCTTGTCCACCTCTAACTCTACTTGATTGTTCTTCTTGAAGATCTTTGTAGGCACCTTTGAAGGATTGCCTAATAGCCTCATAGTTTTTAGCTGCACTAATAAGTGAGTTTATATTCCCATCTCTACCTGCAGTTATTGTTGTTACTTCCATATATCTTGCTAATCTATCTAACATGGATGCAATACCCTTATATGCTCTGGATGTAGGAGTTTCATACATTCTTTGGCAAAACTGTAATGCAGTAAATACTGTGTCATCTTCAGTTGAAAACTCACCTTCTATCTGCTGCATTATTAGATTCTCTTTATCTATATCTGGTGTATAAAAGAAAGGATTCACATCTGGGTTTGGACATGTCATGTAGAACAAATACTGATATATCTTAAGATAGTCATCCGGATACTCATCCATAACATCTTTAAGAGCTTTTAGAGTGTAACAGTGTTCTGTTGGTATTACAACATTGTTCTGTACATCAAAGAGTTTAATAATCATAATTGTTTCTTTTTAATTGGGTTATCTTTCATATGGTGTATAAGTGCTTGTACTTCATCTACCAGATATGGTATAGCAATTGGCAGGACTTCTTTTATAATTGGATCTCCATTTTCATCTTTCTTAGTAATGGGATATCCCCAGTTATCTTCTCTTTCTACTTCAAATGTTATATGGTGTATAAATATTCTTCCGGGTTTAAGTTTTGGATTATGCTTCAGTATAATATACATATAAATACTCAATTGTAAAGCATAGTGATTAAAGTGGCAGTCATCTAGACTATCTACCGGTGGTAACATTTTATCAGTTACACCCTCCCAGTTAGTATATCCTTCCATCTTGATCTCCTTATTAGTCTTGTAGTCAATGATGTTTACCTTACCATTGACTACCTCAACTAAATCTGACTGGCCACATAAGCCTGCTGACTTAAGATAGACCATATGTTCTGGATACACGCCTGGTTCTAGTTTTTGTGATGGTGCTATTCTTATACCATTATTCTCACCAGATGGTTTAAATACAGGTACAGTAACACCTTCTCTTTCTATTGAAGCTAATGAGCATAAATCATCTTCTCTCTGATTATGATACCATGTTCCTAGTGTAGTAGATCTGTCTGATTCATTCTTCCAAATTTCCTGAATAATAACTGGATCAACACCATACCACTTAGATGTCTTTTTCTTACTCACCTTCTCTGCAGTTTTCTTTGCATCAAAAGGTTTTTTGAAAGCTGATACCACAGTAGTTACACTAGTCCAGTTTATCTTTTCTTCCGGACTCAGACTTTTATAACTGTGATCTTCAGCATTAAATATTATACTCATTTTTTTAATTGTTCTATAGCAAGTATTGCTATGTTAAAATTATCTATATCCTCAGACATAAGCATTTCCTTTAGGTTCTTTGCTACATCTGGTTCTATTTTATTTTTTTCTGCCATCCATTCTACATAATCAATAGAATTTCTAACAGCTAATGCATGATTAATTAGGGTTCCACCATGCATTCCAGTCATAATAGATATTTGTCTCCCTTGGGGAGCAATACCATCAGTCATTAAAGATTCTAGTTCTACCCATTTCATGCATTCTCTATAATTGTATTAGCTAATGTTACTGATGCTTCATCCTGTGACATCATCATCTTTCTTATATTGGTTACTTCTTCCTGACTAAACTTGCCTTCCATGCAAGCTATCTTAAGTCTTAGAAATTTATTTTCAAGTTCCAACTTTTCTAATCTACCCAAAATTTCTGTTAATGTACTTGTTCCTGTAACTGAAGGTGATATACTCTCTAGTTGCTCCCATATACCAGTCATATTTGTATTTCCAGGTATTGTATTAATAACTTTATCAGGGTTATTAACTAACATTCCAGCAGGATATTTATTTGGATCCATGTACATAATATTAATCTTTAAGGTTATCTAATGCATCTTCTTCATCTTCAGTAGCAATTGCCTCCCATTTACCCAATGGGCATTCTGAAGACAATGATCGGGTTTTAAAATTGAGTGAACAACCACATTCATTGCAACAAGGAGCAGTACCTTTTACAGCACACTTCTTACCTTTGTGTTCACACTCATCACAGATAGAGTATCTTAGTCTGGCTATTTCTTCTACTGTCTCATCCCGGATTACAGAATTAGTTATACCCTCAATTATCTGTTTCCGGTTGTCCCAAATTAGTTTTAGTGTATTCTTCATCTTTTTGTTTTTTAAAGTTTTCTTTTCTTTGTTCTTCTAACAGAATTTTCTGTTCCAATACAATAAGAAGATCAAGTTTTAACTCAATTCTCTTTTTATTAAAATAAGCACCAAATGTTGATGTATCATGGTTTTCTAAAGATTTTTTGTATCTAGGTATAGCTTTTTTAACTATACCTGTTTTAACCAGAAACTGACCAAGACCATCAATATTTATTCTTGGATGTGTTAAGTTTACAAGACATTCTCTAATTCTTTTATAATAAAAGTCAATAAAGTTTTCTACTAGTATCTGATCTACATCTAGATCCTCAGCTACTTGTTTATATAAATTAGATGCTTTCTTGGGTATCATCCTGACCAAAAAATTTATAATCTAATAATATATTCCCATTTGTCTGTATCTTCAGATCTGGATTTAAACTAATGACTTTTTTATTATCCTTGTCCTTTATCACTAATCCATTTTTCTCAGCTTTATTAATACAGTTTCTTACAGTCTGTGGTGTTTTAAATATCCACTCTTCTTCAGAAGAAGCATCATAACAGAAACTTGTAAGTTCAATTGGCTCATTAAAACTTAGTAGTGTTAAACAGTTTAAATCAGATTCACTCATTGTTATACGGTTAATATAACAATGAGTTAATATCTGAAATTTAACAACATCCCATTTGGGCATTTTGACCCTCTTTTGTACTTGATTTACAAGTGCCATGGTCTATTGTTTTTTAAGCTTTCTTTCTTTTGGTTGTACACTTTCTTCTTCTGGCATATCTTGCTCATCATATTCTTCTGATGGTGGATTCATCATCATTGCCATTTGAACTTGATACTGTGCTCTTCTAAATCTTACTTCATCTATCTCAGCAAGTTTTTTTTCATAGTTTAACTGGGCATCTAGGTAAGGAATAGACTCCTCATAAAATCTAAGCATGTCAGCTTTTTTTGCAGTTAATTCTTCTGCAGTCATTTCCATTTCTGGCTCATGTTGGTTCATGTTTTCCATTTTTATATTTTTTAAGTTTAGACAAATATACAATTTTATGTTTAAACTAAATATATTTAAAATAAAAAATCCAGGCATAGAAAATACCTGGATCATAGTAAGTTGTAAAGAACTATCTATTTTTTACTGTAAAGTTTAGTATTGTAATTGAATAGAATTCTCTTTTGGGATCTATCTCTATAGAGAATATATCTAATAAAGACACCCTAGCTCTAACTGTAATTGTTTTCCAACTAGGTTTATGGCTCTTCCAATTGTTTCTAAACTTCATATTACAAAGATAACAACATGTCTATTAAATCAGGGTGAGGATACATATCCACTTTCCCTCTGATCACATTAGTATGAGAATACATACCTGGAGTTTTTTCTGCTTTAGCAACATCTAGTACATCAAATCCATCAGCTCCTTTTGCTTTAACATATTCTACTAAACCTACTCTAGGATCAATAGAATATTTGTTTGCAATAAATTTAATCCAACTCTCAAGAGCTTTTAACTGTGCTTCAGAATAGTTATGCCAGTATTGTAATCCTCGGAATGGTTTTGCTAACTTAATTACTTGGCTTGGATCAGCTGTAGTATTAACATAAGTCTTACCATTTACTATCTGACCCATACAACATACTTCAATACCTATTGAGTTTCTATGCATCAAAGAGTTACCGGTACCTGTATGCCAACCATATCCTCCGTCAGGAAAACATTGGATTAGTTCACCATCATATGTTTTAGATTTACCATCTACAGATTGTCCTCCTAATATATATTCAGTAGCTACATTACCTCTATTATCTCTTGCCCACATATCTGCTACTTGATAAGGATTTGGTCCTCCAGCAGTATGATGTAAGAAAATCCAGTCCTTAGGAACTGGTCCTGGGAAATATGTTCCCACAGGCATGTAATGTTTTTTGATCTCTAGAGCATTAGATGTTTCAATATTCTCAGCATTATCTGTTGTAAGAATACCCATATGAGCCCAAGTTTTAGGACCCACTATACCATCTACAGCTAATCCATTTTTCTTTTGATAAGATTTAACAGCTGATTCTGTCTTTGGTCCAAAGTCTCCATCTACTGCAATCTTTAAGAATTCTTGTAAGGTTTTTACTGATTCACCCTTACTTCCTTTCTTTAATACTTGCATACTACTTTCTATTAAATTTTTTACTCATCATGTGAGCTACCCATTTACCAACTCTTTTAAGTACTGGTGTTTGAGCTTCTACTTTAACTGTAGTACCTGCATCTGTTTTAGTTACTTGAACATCAAGTTTTTCTCCATCATAATTAAAGTCTTTTTTCTCTTCATCAGAAGTCAAAACAACTTTAGTTTTAGGAGTTTCTACTTTAACATCTAAGTTCTTGTCTTTTTTCTTAACGCTTACTTTAGTTTTCTTTACTTTAACTTCAGCATTAATTTCCACTGGTGCTTTTGCTTTCTTTGCCATCTTTCTTTTTTTTATTGGTTACTGTTTCTAAATCTTGATAGTTCTCAACAGTTAGTTGAGATAATGTAGCTGCTACTGTTCCTGCAGTTACTAAATATCCGGCTGCTGTTACTACTGCTGCTGGTAATGTTATTGGAGCTGCTATGACTACACCTGCTGCTGCACCTAGTGCAATAGCAATGTTCTGTACTTTTTTCCAGAACTTAGGAGTTGGTGCATTCCATCTTTTCACTAAACTCATGGTTTTAAAATTAGTTGTTTTACTGCATCTGACAGTTCACTTACATTTTTTGCCAGATTTTTTATTTCTAATTGAGTAAGCTCTTGAATAGCTTGGTACTTTAACTCTGAACTTTGCTGAACTAGTTCTATTTTTCCTTTAAGTTTTCCTAGTTCTTCACCTCTTTTTAAGTCTGTTTGTATTAAAAGTTCTATATCTTTTCTTGCATCTAAATATGCTGTTCTTAAAAAGAATCCAAAAATTGTAAATACTGTTCCGGCTATGAAGAGTATTAGTGTTAAAATCCAAGTTTCCATTTGTTAAAAGTAATAAATATATATTATAATATACTAAAAATAAATGAAACTACAATAAGTTACTAGGTATTTTTACTTAATAATTGTTTTCTTCCGTTGTTACTTCAAATGTTTCTGGCTGCCCCAAAATTATTTCAATACTTTCATCAAAAACAATATACCAAAATACAGGTGCATCTAAACTTGCCGTTTGATAATCTACCCAATATTGAGTAACATCTTCTGGTGACTTAGGTAAACCGTAATAATCTGCACAGGCTTTTCTTGCATCTATTGCGTCCTGTTCATTCGTATATTTATATCCTATTATTTCCATTAGTAAACTGTCCAATAATTATTTACATTCGTTTCAATTCCTGTTCTGTTGCTTTCTTGATCATTTGCCCAATAAATTTCCTCTGACTTATACCCAACACTTGTTACAGTTGAAGACGCTCCAAAATGTGTTATTCCAAATGAAGTTCCAGAAGAAGTTCCCGAAGTTTGAGCCACTGAATTTATCCAACATTTTACTGTATTGGTATTATCTCTTAAAACACTCATCAAAAATGCACCAGTTGCCGCACTTGTTGCGTGTGCTACCGTACCTGTACCATAAGATGAAGCAATAATATTTGACGCGTCCCATTTACCTAATGAGGGATATGTTACATTTGATCCTAATCCATATATTCTTGTTGCTGTTACGCTTCTATTAAATACCCCTAATCTATAATTAAGTTGAGTCATTGTAATAGTAGAACCAAGTGAATACAAATCATTTGTCCAAAGTGTGCTTATTTTATTTGTTATAGGATCTTTTATTGTTACACCACTTGAAACAATTT